CCTTAAACATTTGACCCAGGAATCCACCTTATGCCCAGAACCCCAATTACAAAAAAACAGACCGAGACACTTTTGGAGGCCCTCCGGAAAGGGTCGACCTATACGCTCGCTTGCAAAGCCGCCGGGATATCACAGTCCACCTTTTACAAATACATGAGGGAGGGCCGAGAGCAAAAGACAAAAACCAGAATTGAGTTTTTCGAGGCCGTCTCAAATGCGGAATGTGAGAGAGCGGACCTAATGCTCGAGCGGATAGAGGAGGGCTCTAGAAAGGACTGGAAAGCTGCCGCCTGGCTACTCGAGCGGAGATACAATTATCGCAGAGATAGCACTCACGAGATAGAGGAGGCTCCAGAGAAAGCCAGGGAGGTCTCCTCTCCTCATGATCTTTTGATTAGCCAGTCCGCCTCTCTCCAGGAGGCGATCCAAAAAGCAGCAGCTGCGGAGTCCTGGCAAGCCTACGCCGCTCTCCAAAGACAGCTACTCTCCGTCACTCGAGAGATCCAAGCTCTCCAGGCGGTGGAGAGTGAGGACGGCCTCCAAGCTATGACGGACGAGCAGATAATATCTCAAATCGAGGCGGCCGTTATGTCTATGCCTCCAGTACTGAGACAACGCCTCCAAAACCGTTTAGCCCTGGATCTCTCGAATGTCGTTTCCATTAAAAGAGGATAATATGATCACCGTAATATTAGCCGGCGTCCTCGGTGGAGTCGCCTTAACCTCGTCTATCTGGGTTTATGTGGAGAGACAGAAAGAACCGGAGGAGATAGATCTCCAGGGTTTAATTGAGAGTACTATCGCAATTCATGAGCCCGCCTCCAATTTGACAGAGCCAGACCTCCTCGAGACCCCTTGTAGCTTGGAGTACATAGAGAGGGCCGGGAATGATCTCCTATGTCGTGAGATGTTTTGTAGGATGATGACTAGAGGGATAGACGCTAAGGCGAGCGGGGCGGAATGCGAGCAAATCTCAAATGTCCAAAATAAGCTGCTTATCCTCGAGACCTGTGAAAAGACAGAGAGCCCGGAGAGCTGCATATCTCTATTTGACAGGCGTCTCTAAATGAGAGTCATAGAGGTATTAGAGGCCCTCTCCGATAGACTCTCGGTGGCTATGGTAATTTGCGAGCATGATGGAGAATCGAGCTTAACGATAAAGCTCGCTAATAATTCCGCCGCCGTCCTATTCGGCTATCCGACCTCGGCGGCTATGATAGGTCTAGACGTTAAGTCTCTAATGCCCTCTAAATATGCGGATCATCACGATAGCCACATTCAAAAACATATGTCTAGGAGAGACGGGATAGTCCATAAATCAAGTATTATGGGCCAATGGCGAGACCTAGAGGCGACCGCTCAAAATGGAGATATTATCCCCGTCTCCGTAAATGTCGCAGATGTGAAAAATTCGACCGAGCGTTATTTTGTGGCGATATTTCAGGACCGGAGACGAGACCAGGAGGAGAGAGGTCGGCTCGAGGCGGCTCTGGAGGAGGCTAAAGCTCTTAAAGCTCAAGCGGAGGAGGCTCGGCTCGAGGCGGATCAAGCTAGAGCCCAGGCGGAGGATAATCTCCACCGACAAAAAAAATTAAGTGCCCAGGTCTCACTCCTCCGTCAAATATTCGGGGGGACGGTCGGTCTAATAGTGCTATTAGCTGTATTGGTCGTTATCGGGTGGCAGAATGGACAATTTGAGCTTGAGAGCTTGGCTATGTTTGAGAGAATCCTATTAGTATTAACAGGAATGCTCGGCTCGGCTATGGCGGGTGTTTTTGATAGCCGCAATTCCGGAAAGGATGAAAATAAATGATAGAGATCGCTCGCTCTATTTTGGAATTGGAGAGGAGAGTCCAGGAGAATCCCCTGGCTTATTTCCGTCCGACTCCTCCCCAGGAGCAATTCCTCCGAGACCCCTCTCCGATTAAGCTCTTTCTGGGAGGGAATCAGGTCGGAAAAACGGCGGCCAATTGTGCGGAGATTCTCTATAGATGCCTCGGAATCCATCCATATATCAAATGCGACCCGCCCCCGGTGGAGTGCTGGCTAATTACTCATTCTCATGATCAATCGAGAATCATTCAGGACAAGCTCTATCGAATGATCCCGGCGGGGTCTTTACATGAGGACTGCGTATTCATTCCAGGGCGTGGATTTAGAGGCCAGGTCCCAATTGTGAGATTCAGAAACGGGAGTATCATCCGAATTAAAACGGTGGCCCAGGGACTCGGACTAGCCTCGGCCTCAATTCCATTCGTGGCGGTGGACGAGCCAATTCCGGAGGGAGCCTGGGGAGAGATCGCCGCTCGAGTCCTCCGAGGCGGAGCCGGTGGAAAGACCGGGACGATCTCTATCACTATGACCCCGGTCGGATGTGATGTCCAATATCTCCGGGCTATGGTGGAGGACGGGAGAATCTCCTGTACTCGAGCCCCGTTAACGGTGGAGGATACGACTCCGAGAGGATGCGAGCCTCTCCTCTCTCAGGAGCAAATAGATCATATCGCCTCGACCTATCTCCCGATAGACCGAGACGCTCGATTAAAAGGCTCCTGGGATGTAGGGATAGACCCGTCTCAATTGGTATTTGATAATTTCAAGCCGTCTATGATCTCCGGAGCCCCTTGTCCTCCAGGGGACTATAAATTTGCGGTCGGGATAGATCATGGCTCGCAGCCGGGAACCCAGGTCGCTATCCTCTCGGCTATCGACATGAAAGAACCCCAGGAGCCGAGAGTCTATATCCTCGGAGAGTATATCGGAGGAGCGTCCTCTCCCGAGGTCCATGTGAGAGGAATCCTAGAATTACTCCGTAAATATCAAGTCGATCCGGCTATGTGCACATGGACCGGAGACGGGGCGCATTATGCGCAGAGAGGAAATAAGGGCTTTAAAATGTCTAATGGACTCCTCATGAGAGCATTCGAGAAAGTCCTACATTTACCGCCTCGAGGTCTCCCCTTTACGATTAGGACGGCTCTCAAATTCAAAAATTCGGTATATTACTCGGCTAGTATGATATACAGTATACTAAGCCGAGAGCATTTCTGGATTCGTCCGGAATGTCGCCAATTGATCTCCTCTCTCCAGAGGTGGACTCTAAAGCGGACAAGCTCGGCAAAAAGCACCGATCCATATGGCCATGCGATCGATGCCCTCCGTTACTGCGTCCTCCCGGTTATACACGAGAGATTCACTCCACCCGCAAAGATTCGGATGTATTAAATGATTAGATATGATTTTCCTCTAAAGCCTTTAGCCCCGTCAAATCTAGATCAAAGACGTTGGGAGCATACCTCCTTAAGGCGGAGAATGTTAACCGGAGCCTGGGAGGAGGACCTGGAGGACGAATTAGCGAGACACCTCTCCCCGGACCGGAGAGAGAGCTGGGGACCCTCGGATCTCTCCTCAAATCCATTTGAGCAAATCACTCGCCAATTGAGCGTTTTATATATGGAGGCCCCGGCGGTCTCCGCTCCTGGAGACATTAGTCCGTTATTAGGTCGAGAGGGATACGCCACTCGCGCGGGGCTATGGCCTCTCATGTCTAGAGTGCAGCAAATGGTCCTCGGTCTCCGAGAGTGTATCGTCCGAGTCGAGGTCATTCCTCATGTGAGAGGCGGCTCAAGCTCGAATCCAGGGCTCTATTATCGGATGGTGACTCCGGACTGTGTATATTGTGAGGTCGATAGTGATCAGCCCGATATTCCCGTCTATTATCGGGAGTATCGACTCCGCATTCATCCGGAGACGGGAGACCAGGAATGGATTTGTGATGTTTTAGACATTCGAGACATGTCCTATCCGGAATTCGCTCTCTATCGAGTGAATCAGGACGGCTCTCTCGGAGAGGATGTCTCCGAGCTTTATATGGGCCACCCGGGACATAGAGGAGAGGACTATCCATTCCGCAATTCCGCCGGGGTCCCCTTTCTACCCCTCTCGGTCTATCATGCTCAAAAGACCGGCGAGCTATGGAATTTTTTAGACGGTCTCTCTCAGGTCACCGGCTCTCTCAATTCCGCCGTCCTATATTCGATGTTTCTACACTGCGTCCGAGATAACGCCTGGAGTCAGAAATATATATTGGGAGCCTCGGTCGCCGGTCTCTCTCAAATGGACCAGGGTCTCACCTCTCGCAGAGCTGCAATTGCTACGGACCCCTCCTCCATTCTCGTCCTCCAGGCGGATCCGGATACGACAGGTCAACCTCTAGTGGGGACATTTACGCCGCCGATCTCTCCGGATGATCTCCTCGAGTCTATCGCTAAATATGAGATGCGAGTCGCTATCTCATCAGGGATAAGCCCCGAGAGTCTCACTCGCCAGAATGCGGATCCCCGCTCCGGATATGCTCTCTCCATAGATAGAGCCGGGCAAAGAGAAAGCCAGAGGAGATTCGCTCCTATTTTTCGTGTCTCGGACGAGGACCTCCTCGAAAAATCCGCGGCTCTATGTAATCGATATTTAGGGACCTCTCTCCCGGAGACCGGGTATCGAGTGAGTTATCATAGCCTCGACCTATCCCCGGAGGAATTGAGAGCGCAGAGAGAGGACATTATCGCCAAGCTCGGAGCCGGCCTAATCAGTCCGATAGATGCGATCCGAATGCTTAACCCCGATCTAGATGAGACCGGGGCGATAGATTTACTACAAAAAATCCGCAGAGAAAGAGCGGAATATCTTTAAACCAGGAGACCCAGAATGAAAACAATTACGCACGAGGGCGAGACCTATGTCCTCAAATCAGAAATGGACTCGGCTATCCAGTCTAGAATCCAAAAATTGAGCGCACGAGCCGCCGAGGCGGAGTCACAGGTCCAGAGCCTCCAAAGCGAGCTAGATAGCGTCTCAGGACGCCTCGGAGCCATAGATAACCTCCAGGGGCAAATAGAGAGCTTAAAAGGACAATTGGAGACGGCTAATGGACGATTCGATCGCTATCAGGCCGTCTCTAAATATGGCCTTACCGATCCGGATCACCTGGAGTTAGTGGAATGGCAATATTCCCGGTCTATGTCGACTCTATCCAAAAAGGACCAATTGC